CGCTAAATTTACTCTGTCAACAATCATGTAACCTCTTCTAAAGTCACCGAAAGCGATTGGCTTGTTACCTGCACCCACTGATGGCATATCAGTTGCTTGAATATATGGAGCACCTAAAATAGTTGCTACCATACCACCTGATAATTGGTTTCCAGCTTGGAACACATAATCGTTACCAGCAGTTTTTAACTTTCTGATAGCAGATAGTGTGCTTCTAGAGAAAACAAATACACCATTTGATGCATATTCTGCTTTTGGCTCATGATAAAGTGAGATTAAACCATCTGCTGTTAATGCAGTACCATTGCCTGAATTAACTGTGCCGACTGAAGAATTACTTAAAAATCCTTCTGGTTTACCTACTGCGTTACCACTTACAAATGCAGTTCCTTCAGCTTTTGCAAATTGTTCTCCGAACTCAGTTGACATTTCTTGCTCAAGATTGAAGACAGAATCTTCTAACTCTTGCTCTGAAATATCTACTAACGCATATAACTCGTGAGTTGGTATTTCTTCTAGACCAGTTGCATAACCAGTAGTCTCTGAACGAGTACCCTGCTCTGCTACAAATACAGCACTGAACTGACCTGTTCTCTTTGGTATTTGTATTGATCTGTTAGTTGTACTTCTAACTCTTGAGATTCCACGGATTGGAGATAACTCAGTTATTGTTTTTAACAGCTCAGTAACATACTCAGGTGGAGCTAAATATCCACCAGCAGTATCATTAGATGCTGTTAAGACTTTTAGTTCGTTTGGAGCCACGCCATCTTTACCTTTTCTCAAATAGTTTTCGAAAGCAACTTTTTGTTCATTAACTTTGGTCGCATCGTCTTTTGATGATAAAGGTCTAGACAACATTTTTTCTAAACGAGCTATCTTTTCGTCTTGCTCTTTCGTTGCTAAATTTGCTTTTGTTACTTCCTGATTAATCTCTTCAATCTTATCAAGATCAACCTCAATACGATCTAATTTTTCATCAGTAATAACATCCGCAGATCCTTTAGCTTCGATTTGTGCAAGTCTTTCATCGTTAGTTTGTTTGAACTCTTCAAAAGTTCTGCCAAGACTATCGATAGCTTCTTTGACTTGTTCATTTACAGCCATTTTATCCTCCTTGGATTTAGTTTGTTGTTAAGACTTTCTTTACTTTTTCTATTGATTCTAATACATCACCAAAGTCGTTTGCAACCTCTCGTTGCTCTAAAGACTCAACAAGTGCTTTAGCACCTGCCTTGGCTTCCATTCGTGATAAATCTCCTACATCCCGCAGTAAAACTTCCCACTCACGAACAGTCCTATCCGCACCCTTTACCTGATGAACAATAGCTCTATCATTCATCGGAAAGGTTACGAGGGAAACTTCCATTAAGTCAACATCCTTTAAATATCTTCTTCTCTTTCTTTCATCATAAGATTGAGATTTAGGATCTGCCTTAAAACCTATTGACATAGCATCAAGTGCACCTAACTTCATAAGCTCGTAAACTTCACGACCTTTTTGTGTGCCCATAGCTAATTGACCTTTTACATATAAACCATTTTCATCTTCTCTCATACTTTTGAACACTCCTATTGGTCTAAAAGCACCAAGTACGACGACATCATTGCCTTTGTCTACATTACCAAAAGTTGAAGCATATCCTTCAAACTCTCCGTCTTCGTCACCTTCTGCTTTTATTTCACATTCATAAACTTGTCTTTGTCCTTTGTCGCTTATGCTTTGGTCAACCCAAGATGTTTCATTTAACTCATCATAATCTTTTACATCTTCACAACCACAGTCATGTTCACCACCACAGCCACAATCTTCTTTTTTATCTTTTGGTTTCTTTCTCATGCCACCATACTTTTCATCGTCTTTATCTTTTGATACAGCATCCATATAGTCTTGGTGAGTCTTACAGGGCATGAATACTTTTCCCTTTGGTGTATCTTGAGTATGAATACCAGAACAGCCTATCTCTTTTGCTCTTGCTGCTGCTTCTCCTGGATTATTATACTTGTCTTTACCTACTTCTTCTTTCCTTTTATTTTTATCTTTGTCCTTGTCTTTATCTTTTGGCTTCTTGTGATACTTTTCGTCCATACTCTTTCCTCCTTCAAATAATGAGTTGCAAACTGCAAGTCTTTGCTTTGTGTTCGGATACTCTTCTTTTGATTTGGAATCGGACATGCATCTGCTTATAAAATCACTCTGTTTTTCTTTTGCTCTTGGCTTAACCAAAGGCATTGTATATTACTAAAATTATTATTAAAATTAAAGCACCAACGACAATCTTGCCTTTTTTGCTTAATGTGTCGTTCCAAAAACTCCACACTTTATTCCACATATCAAACATTTTAACCTCCAAAGTCTGGTTCGGGCACATTGACAACAAATGTACACCTACAATTAACGACTTGTTGTGCTGGTCCTGATGGGTCTCCTGGATATTTCAAAGGAGCACCACCAACTATAAAGTCTGCATCTTGATCGACAACTTGACCATTAGCAGCACTGTGGTCGTCTCTTGTTCGAGCATCATTAACAGCAACCCACTCCTTTTGTGTGTTAGGAATGTTAGCAACACTCAAGCTAGTAAAGTTTGCATAGTTAGCAGCTTGATGTGTTTCCGTTCTTGCGATTAATACTGCTCTGGTTATAGAACTAATTTCAGTTAGCTCTGTGATTCTTCTGGCAGTTTGATAAACATCAAGTCCATCTATTTGAGCTTGATTAATTGCCATTTTTATATCTGCCATAGTGGCAGCTGATATATTACTAACCTTTTCTGCAGCAGAAGTAAATAGGAAATTTTCAAAATCACGATCAAAATCGTCTTCATACTCTTTTCGTTCTGCTTGTGTTATTTGACGCAAAGAAGACAGTATTCTAGCTCTAAATGTGTCTGTTACTACTTTCCAATGACTAAAAATTATTGTTTTTACTCGGTAAAAGTGTGCTCTGCTTGCTATACTTAAACTATTTTGCCTTGCTATTATATAATTATTAGAAACTTCTTTTATAGTTCTATTTATTTCTTTTTTCATAGAAGATGCTAATTTAATCTCAAAATTTTTACGCATGTTGTTTTGCGTATACCACTCTTGTATTTTTTCCTTTGGTGTCTTTTTGTTTATCATGTAATTTTCCAACTAGCTATACCACTCCGAGCACTTAACTCAGTCAAACCCCAAACCAAAGCATCTAGTCTGTCTGGTGATTGAGAAGTTATTTCTGGATTATAACTGCATAGCTGATCTTCTAATATACTAAATCTTTCTAAATGTTTAACTCTTTTTTGTTCATAAAGTGCAGCAATTGGTTCAGCTCGTACAAATTTTCCACGAGTGGCTCTTACAGATTTATAACTTACATTAGCATCTTGCGTTTTAACAACTCTTTCTACTAAATCACCACCATTGTTTACTTCTGCTATAACTTTGTCTGCATTATAACTTTCGTAAGTCTCTACAGTTTTCTTTGCCCAAGCATCAGGAGTATATTTACCTGACATATCATTTAGTATATAATATCTGCCCTTAAAATCTACAGAGCATACAACAATACCAGTTTCATCAGAGTTTTTATTTGCAGTTACTGCTGGGTCAACTGCTACAACAATCCTTTTCATGTCTGGTAATTTTTCATTGTAAGGTAATATACTCTTTTCAATTAAATCTCTTGACCATAAACTTCCTTCTACATCTTCCAAAACTTCAGCATATAACTCTTGACGACCTAACCTTGTTCCTTCGTATCTTTGCTTTAGTTGTTCTAAACTTGATTCTGCTAAATTGGCTTTGTTTTCAAAAGTAGATCCACTGGTTATATGAACATCTTTTCTTTTTGCTAAATCTTTTACTAAAGGTATTGGCTTTGGTGTTGTGGTTACTATGACTTTAGGATTATCACCCAACCTTAGACCAAACAGTAACTGATCCCATGTTTCGCTATACTTCCAAGATCCTAACTCATCACACCATGCTCTATGATGCTGTGGTCCACGCAGTCGCTCTGGTGTATCAGAACTAAATGTTTTAAACCTAGATCCATTGTGTAACACTAACTCACCCAACGACCTGTTGTAATTAGCTATTAACTTTTCACTAAGTATAGAGATAAGACCTGACTCACCCTCGATACAAGTGTCACGACCATCGGCAAAGGTTGGTGCAACTATGGCGATACGACTATCAGGATTATTTAGTGCAAACCAAGCCATGTCTTGTGCACCTGTTAGAGTTTTACCCCAACCTCTTCCTGCAAGTATTAACCATACAGACCAATCGCCATCTGGTGTTAGTTGTTTGGGTCTTGATTGTTTGACCCATTTAAGTCTTAGTATTCTAGATTCTATGTCCATGTCGGACAGATTCTCAAGTCCTCTCATTATATATACCTCAAAATATTAGCATATTAGCATATTAGTTTGTTTTTGACTTTCGTCAAATAATAAAAAATTTTTATTATAACCTATATAGCAACTTAAAAGCTATGCAAAATTGCAAAAGCAGATTTAATTTACAGTTTTACTTATTTCTGCTATTTTTTGCTTTTTAGCATCCTCTATTAAATCATCAAGTTCTTTAATTTTATCTTGCTTCTCTTTAATATTTACAGTTTGCTCTCCTGATACTTCTATCGCTCGTCTTTTAGGATGGTAATATTGTGTAAGTTCTTTCAATGCTTCTACCTTTAATTTTAAAGGTGTTGCCTTGTCCACAGATATTCCTGCTAATGCAACGAGAGGATCGAAGTTTTTTACTCCTAACCCAGACATAAATCGTTTGACTCTGTCTTGTAGCTCTACTGTCTTTTTGTTTGGTGTTCCTTTTTGCCTTCCTCCAACTCTTGGAGTTCCTGCTTTTGGACCTCTATTACCCATAATCTATCTCCTTGTTTATCATAATCTAAATACCTAGAAAAGAGAGCAACGCACCAGTCGTTACAACGAAACACTAAAAACAAAAAGCTATTTATTATTATTAATAACCTTTTTTATTTGATACTTGGTTGATTCTTTTTGGTGCTATTTGCTTGATTCTAAACGCATTTATGATTGTTCAAAAGCTATAATAACCTATTTTAGATTTTAGCAAAACAAAAACACAGACATTGTGGTTATTTTTAAAGTTATAGCAACTTAAAATATTAGTAGGTACTAATATATCAAACCAACTAATATGACCAATAAAGCTATATATATAGCACTTTATATTAGCATATTAGGTAAAACCAAGAAAAATCAAATAGGGCAAATTAGTTAAAATATTTCTTTATATAATATAAAATTTTTTTTACTTTTTTTATAATTAGGGGTTTACTTTTTACCTATATTAGTTTACAAATAGGTAAACAAAAGGAGAAACAAATGACTAATAATAAACCTCAACTAAAAGTAAATTTTAGCTACACACTTGATATTGACTTTGATAAGTTACCACAAGGGTTTCAATCTCAATATCATTCAGCAAAATCAATTTATGATGATTGTGGCGATACTATTGAACTTGAAACTTTTTATGATGACTTAGCTCAATTTGTAAATGAGGGTGGCTATGATAATTTCAACGCACTTGAACTTACAAATAGAATTACAACTGAAGTTAATGAAAAAGGAATTAAAGTATAATAAACAAAGGGGAAACAAAATGGATTATATTAAAAAGAATTTTGCTGATACATTAATATTAGTAAGTATTATTAAACAAAAAGAAAATGATGCTGATTTAACAGTTGCAACTGTTGACTTTATTATGAAAAATAAAAAGCATTTCAAAAGAACTACATTTCAAAAAGCATTAGCCAAAAAGGCAAATGCTTTAAAAAATAAAGTATCAAAGGATATTTTAGAAAAAAGCAATCATGCTAGATCAATCTATAACTAAGGGGAACAATATGACATTT